CTACGCTGAAGCGGACAGAGCCGCTTCCGATGCATATCGCGGGTCCGGCCAGCGTAACAGCACGGCCGGACCGATTTGTTCAAGCAAGTGGTCATCGACGGGGTCGATACTGGGCGCCGGGCGATCGAGATCGACCAGGTCGACGATATGGCGATACGGGAAAGGCCAGTCAGGCGGCATGTCGGGAACCATGTCGCGCGCATTGCGCGTGCCCAGTATGAACGGGACATGCGCGCGCACCAAGTCGCCCAATCGGGCATATCCCGGTTTAGCCGGTTCATACATGAACAGCCGGGCGACCGGAAGATCACCGACGGCGCACAACCCCGCCAATAGTCCCGCACGCATCGCGCCGAGGCTGTGCCCGACAATCGACACGTTCCCTGTCAGGTAGGGACGAATCGCCTCGAACAGAGCCGGCATACCGCGATAGGCCCCCGTATGCACCATCCCAAGCGCCCCAGCATCGCATGGCAGCATATCGGCGTCGTTTTCGAAATCAATTCTGCGCTGCGATCCAGGCAAGGCCACAACCGAATTGCCGCCGGCGTCAGTCGCCAGCCCGACCGTCAGGTCGCCGACCGTCAGCACGTGCTCGAACATCGCAGTCTGAATCGGGGAATAGATCGCCTGCGCGAACAGGAAAGCCTCGTACGGCGTCATGGCATCGAAGCTGCCTTGGCCGAAGAGGGTGCTGGTTGCGTCACCGGCGAGGCTGCGGATTGCCCAGGATCGGCAATCGCGATGGCGGCCGACAGCACGACCTGCACCGCCAGGATGCGGTCCTGATCCTCCGGCGACAGAGCCGTAGCTTTGACCACATCGAGTAGGACCGGCAATGCGGTACCCTCAAGCGCCTGAAGGCTGGATAGGTCGACCGTAGCGCCGACACTGCACGCGCCATTGACGATTGGCATAGCGAGCGCCAGATTCGCCTGAGTCTCAACGGGCAAACCCGGCAGCATTTGCAGCGTATCGAGCGTGGCCTGGACCGGCGGGCAAACCTGGGCGGCAATCTGTGCAGGCGTCCGCACGGATCGCGGGGAAACGTTGGCACAGCCGGCCAGTGACGCAGCAGAAAGCAGCAGCGCGCCGCATAGGGAGTTTTTCATATTCGTCCTCAAGAATGGCAATGTGAATCGCCCGGATGCCGGCCGCACCACAGAAATGGAATGGCCTGTCCAGGCAACGGAGCGGGATGCGTCACCAGGATCGGCAACGCCAAACAAAGGGCAATCAAGCCCAGCAGCAGCGGCCGGGCGAAACCAGCCTGCGCTTGGCTCTGCCTGGCGGCAGGTATGGCATCACCGATTTGTGCAGGGAGCGCCGGTATCGACACCGCTGGAGGCATATCGCGCAAGGCCAGGCCGATGGTGCCCACGGCCATGGCGATATTGAATTTCAAGAAGTCGGGAAGGAGCGAACGGTCCAGGAACGCCATGCAAGCCCAGGCCGAGTAGCCAACCGTCCCGACCACAATCCGGATCCATAACCCGGCATTCATGCCACCGGTGCTTCCAGCTCTTGCGGCAAGTCGTACCGCGTCAAGTTGTCCGAGTCGATCACGGCGATTATCCCGGCCGCATAATTCGGATCGGTGGCGTACCCCGCTTGCGCAATAGCGTGCGCAAAGGCGACCGAAACGCCAGACACCGGACCGCCGCAAAGCTTGAGCGCCGCCGCATAGCGCGGATTGCGCAAGAAAAACTGCGCGTGGTCGTTCACACAATCGGCCCAACAGGCGTACTTGCGCCACAGCGCCTCGAGCATCACACGCTCGCCGTTGATAACCTCCTCGGTCTCCATGCTCAACGTATCGCCATGCCAGGCCGCGTCGGCTTTCACCCCGAACAAGTTGCACCCCAATCGGGCCAGATCGGAATTGCCCCAGCCCGATTCCAGCGCCCCCTGCCCCAACACGAATCCCGCCGGAATGCCCGTCGCCTTTGCCGATGCCATCGCCAGCGGCGCCAGCTCCGCAAGAAACGCCTGCGGCGTCATGCGTGGTACCGCCGGCGCCGCTGCCACTGCTGCTGCCGTTGCTTGTCCTGCCACTTCCACTGTGTTCATTCGCTACCCTTGGGCCAATGCCCATGAAAAATCGCCCAGAGCGATCCGGTCATAAAAAGGAACCTCGACAGCCAGAAGCCGAAGCGCATCGCCAGGCGGCCGATGGCCGACAGGATTTGCGCCCCTTTCTTCGTCGCGCCGAAGGTTTCCACGATTTCCGCCGTCGAGTCGGCGATCTGCTGCGTCAAGGCCATGTTCGCGGCAAGCAGTTCCCTGTGTTCCTGTGCGCGCGCGTCGCCGGCACGGAATTGGTCGTCGACGAAAGAGCGAAATTGCCATTCGTCCATCGACAGCACTTTCAGTCGGTGTTCGTCCATTTGTCACCTATTTGGTCCGTCACCCTGATTTCTGCGCCGGCGACCGGCACTGGGACCGACACCGAAGTGCCTGGTCCGCAGCCGCCGTGTCGAAGCCACAGCCGTAACAGCCAACACCAAAATGCCGCACGCATGCCGTTCGCCGAGCTTGAGGTTAGATCGCGGCCGACTTACGACACGGTGATGGTCGCCATGCCGGTCGGCACATCGACGCTGGTCGCACCTGGTGCCACGACGAACGACTGCGTTACGGCACCGCCCAAGGTATTGCCGAGACTGTCGACTGCCTGGAAGGTCGCGACGTAGGAGCCTTCGTCCACGCCGGTAAATGTCGCGCCATAGGGTGCCGGCCCGGCGACGGTTTGCGGGGTCAAGGCAGCGGCGTCGCCGCCGGTGCTGCTGATACTGAAACGAATGCCGGCGATACTCGCGCCTGCGGCGAGGACCAGCGATTGCGAGGTGATCGAAGACTGCGGAAGCGTGATGCTGACGTTGTGGAGTGCCATGGTGTGCCTTTCAACATTGAGGAGGAAATTACATGCTGAAGTCACGACCGGTTTGCGCCGACTATTGCGCCCACTACTGCGCCACGCCCGCCAGAATCTGGGGAATGCGCTCTGCCGCAATCACGGCCGGGGTTGGTGCGGTCGGGTTTGCCAGGTAATTGAGCGATTCCTGAGTCGATTTCAAATTGGGATCGATGTGCGAATTCGATTGCACCGCCATCTGATAGGTTTGCCAGAACTCGACGATGACCGGATCCGGCGGAATGGCGGCGCTGCTCGATGTCGCTGGGACGCCATTGCCGGCCAGTGCCTTGATCAGCATGCGCTCGGCCGGTGTAAACGCCACGTAGAACTGCATGGTCGACAGGAGCGGATAGTTAGCCGGTGCGGCAAACACCGGCTGTCCCCCTTGCATGGTGACGATCCAGCCGACGTCGACGGGCGAGTTATCCGGCACTTCAAAATCGGCCGTGTCGGTGCCGGATGTCACCAGCGAGCTGGTGCCATGGCCGATCACCACGCCGTTTTGCGTAAAAACTGTTCTGATGATTATTCCTCGATCGAAGACACGATGGCGGTACTGCTTGCCACGGTCGTCAGGGTGAAAGTCTGCCCAGCGGCCACGAAGGTATCGACCAAGCTGAGCACCGAGTTCGTCGCGATCCCGGCGACGCCATTGATGGCCACGGAAGCCGCCGCGCTTCCGTTGATGGCCGCACGCACCTTTGCGTTGGTCGCCGGCGTGTAGTTAAGTGTCGCGACACCGGATTGCGCCGCCTGGATTCCTGAAGCCATCTTCGCCCCTTAGTTGATGTTGCGCAGTGTGGTCGATTGGATGCCCTGGATGATCGCGTTCGAGCCCAGGATGTTCATCTTGACGCCCGGTGGCGAGTTATCCTGGGCGTTGACGTTGTACGGCTGGGCAAACGGTGTCACCAAGGTGGCGCTCCCAACGTACTTGGCACTGGCCACGTTGCCTTGCGTGGCGGGCGTTTGCCACACGCCGACCGGCACGCACGCCTGGATCGCGGTGATGATCAAGCCCATCGTGCCGCCCGTGCCAAATATGCCAAAAACCAGGCCGGCGTTCCGAGGCGTGAAACTGGGTGCGGTGATCGACAATATCGGCAGGTTGGTCTGCGTGCTGTTCGCAGGAAACCCCGCAACATTGCCGCAGCAAACGACGGCAAAGGTCGTTGCATTGAGCACCATCAACCAATACAGGCCGGATGAGCTGAAGCCGCCGATCAGAATCAAGCCATTCGCCTGAATGACCGTGTTCATCGTGTTGACCGAGGCCGTGCCGGCGATCGGAGACGGCAGCGTGGTCGGGGCGATTTGCTGCACGCCAGCCGCGCTGTACTTGGTGTAATAGTTGAAAAACGGCGCGGCGCCGCCCGGATAGAATGCCAGCACGCCGCCGTCCGCAGTCGGAAGCAAATTAATAGGCACGCCAACGGTACCGGTGGGCGCATACACGCTCACGAAGGCGCCCTGCAGCACCCCGGCCGCGCTGTATATCGCAAAGCCGCAAACGGCATTCGTCCAGTTCGGACAGGCGACCGCAAAGCCGCCGCCAGTCAGGGCCACCAGCGGGATGCCGCCGCCGGCGCCGCCGCCGTTCTGGTCGGTCGCGATCTGTGTTTCACCCACGGCCGCCACACCAGCGGATGTGAAGGTCTTGAAAAACGCGACACTGCCGGAGGACGCGGTGGTAATCACGTAAGCGCAAACAAAATTGCCGCCGGTCAGCGCCACGATTGACACGCTACACGCGTATCCACCGCCGTGGATTGCCGTGACGTTCAACTGGGTAGCAGCCACCACGGTGGCGCCGGCGGCGCCAAATACCGCATAGAAGGGGGTGGCCTCAAGGGCGCCGGAAACGTTGAGTTCGGCCTGCAGTACCACTGCGAAGCCACCGGTTGATAGGGCGGCGACGCCCAAATCCTGGGAGGCGCCGGCCGTCATGTTGACCTGCGCGTAGGCAACTGTCGGGCCGGTCACCAAGACGCCGGTCTGGCTGAAGATGGCGAATGTCGGGATGCCGGCATACCCCGCTGCCGTGTTCGCTCCATACCAGAACAAGACGAAGTTTCCGTTGTTGAGCACCGTCACGCAGAGGCTCGTGCCCAGTCCGGCGCCGGCGACGTTCGATCCGGCGACGGTATTGATGGTGCCCTGCAAGACGCCGGCAGAGTTCCAGAATCCAAACAGGATATTGGTGCCATTCGACCAGGCAAGCATGGTGTTGCCGGTGCCCATGGCAGCCATCGCCAGCCGGTTGAAATTCGTCCAGGCCGAAGCGCCGGTGAACGGCGTGCTAGGCGGAGCAACGAGCGCATTAACCTGGTTGGCGGGGTTAAAAATCGGCCGAGCCGCGCTAAAGGCCGTTGAAGGATCGGCGCCGTAATAGCCCAGGCCGTCAGCCCCAAGCACCGCAACCTGACCCCGTGCGACCGTTTCCCCCGCTGTGAAGGACGTTGCCGCGTCGCCGCCACCGGGCAAGAAATCACTGATATACATTACTGGAGTCTCCAATCGGCGCCGTTCCACCATAGGCGAAATTCCAGGCCAGACACGTTGCAAACCAGGTTGTCGAGGATTCCCATGACGGTCTTGCCGTTGTTGGCCAGGGTCAGGTTATTCGCGGCGAAGGTGCCGCCCGCGTCGATGAAATCCAATGCATCGCCATACTTTGGTGCCGCAGGCAAGGTAATCGTAATCGGACCTCCCGAGGTGTCAATCAGATAGATGCCAGGCCCGAGCGCATTGTTTGCGTTGATGACGCGCAGGGAACCACTGTTCGACAGCAGCGACCAGACGGCCGTGGCCGCCGTGCCGGTCGTGGTGCAGATCCACAGGTAATTGTCTGTCGGATCCCATACCATCGACGGCGGCGAGACGCCGACGACCGCGGCATTGCCGGACACGTGGCCGTTGGGGTTGCCGGAGTAGGAGACGATCGCCGACACGCCGCCGTTCTGGTCCGAGGCATTGAGCCGGGCCGCTGTGCCGAACTGGGAATAGACGACCGAAGTCAGGAGGAAGGACGAAGTCGGCGCATCGAAGGTAACCGTGGCCAGCGTGTCGTACGGCAAATCCCCAGGCTGCAGCGCTGCGCCGTCGCTACGCACCAGCGGCACAGGACCAGCACCGGCATTCAAGGTCGAGGCGTTGCTATTGGCGTGCGCCACGCGGAAGCGAAAGGTGTCGCCGTTCGCGTAGCCTGAGGTGACCGGCGTGGTCGCGATCACATAGGCGTTGGCGATCCCCGTATCGGTTTCGAACGCGCCCATGTCGGAAACGGCGCGGTCGACGTAGGCAGTATTGGCCAAGGCGAGGCTATTGTCGTTCGGCGGCCGGGTAAGCGCACTGGCATTGGAGTAATACATCGCCGCGCCGTCGCTGTGGACCGTGTCCGCGTGCCCCTGCAGGATTGGCACCCCTCCCCCTCCTGCAACCGCAGCCGTCAGCGGGAAGTTGCCTGTCGTCATATTGATGACGATCCACTTGCCGAACGCCGCCGGGAACGCGATGGTCGCCGGGGCTGCGAGCGCGCCGCTGACCTTGATCAGCGCGTTGTAAGCCTGGAGCGCAGTGATCGCGGTGACGCCGCCCGTGGTCTGCACGGAGAACTCCCAGGGACTTCCCGGATCCTGCCAGCTCATGTCGCCCGGCACCGCCGAATTTTTTTGCAACACCTGGTATTGGGTTCCGCCAGGCAGAATGGTGGCGGGCGTGACTGTGGAAAGCACCCAGGCATGCGTGGCAGTCACGACGTTCGGATCGACCGTGAAGGTGACTAATGCCGTATTCGACATGATCATGCCGAAATTGATCACCAGGTCGCTCGTGCTCCCGGATGTGGCCACGGCCTTGATCGTGTCCGGGAAATTGCAGATCGCGAACAGCGTGCCGGATGCAGTGAATACGCCAACCTCGCGCACGATGAAGCCGCCGACATTCGGTGGCAGGACCATCTCGGCCCACATCAGGTTCGCATTGCCCGCGTCGACGAAGAGATTGCTGATCGACGTGCTGTAGACCTGGTTGACCAAGGATGCCCGGCTCTTGTCAAGTGTAACGACCGCACTGCCGCCGCCATCCCCAACCGCCATTGTCGCCAGTTGGATCGGCGTCTCGGACGCCAAGGCAGCGGCATACAACGCCGCGCCGGCATTGGTCAGTACGGCGGAATAAGTGGTCACACCTCAGTGTGTCGTCACGACGGCATAGCGGGATGAAAATCCGGCTAGCTATTAGGATAGATCCAGACCGTACTGCCCGCCGCGATGCAGGCACCGACATAGGTACTGGCCTCGACCGGCGCGACAATGGACAGCACACGCATGAAGGTGCCAGCCATGCGCATTTGATTGACCGTCCCGCCAATCAGTGCCATGAAATCCGTGGTCGTGGTCGTAGCAAGCAACGCCAGGCTCGCAGAAAAATCGACGTCGAACAGGCCATAGCTGTTGTTGGTCAATTGATCGTAGTCGGACACCGTCACGGCCAGGCCGCCGTTGAGCATGCGCAGCGCTTCGGCGATCGCGACGTTGTTGCCCAGCGGCCGGATGACGGTGGCGACGATGCGTTGCCCGTATTGGGCGTCGAGCTCGCCAAGCTGTCGCACTACACCGAAGAATGCGCCGAGATAGTCGACCCAGGATTCGTAGGCCGTCAGTGGATTCATCATCGCCGGCATGTTGGCGATCTGGGTGCGCGCCGTTTCCAGTTCGGCAGCGTAGGCATCCATGAAGGCCCAGGTGAGACTGGTATAGCCGAACAGGCAGTCGCCATTGGGAGCGTCTGAGTTGCCCGCCCCGTTGAGCAGGATGAACGCGGAGAGCGCCGCATAGGGTGAGGTGTCTTGATACTGCACCGAGTAGCCAGGTTGCGAGGCGATGAAGGCGGCGAGTCCGGCGATGGTGTACGCGCCCAGGTCGATCACGAGCTCGGCTGCGCCAGCGCCGACCGGGGTAATCGTCAGGATGCTTGTCGTTGCGGGAACGGCTACCGATTGCATCTGGCCTTCCTCGCTACCCAAATCCGCCTGATCGAGCGAAGCGGGTTGATCCGCAATCGTCCAGTTGAATGGGCCGTCGGCACAGGCAATTTGCAGGGCCGGAAACGGAATCGGGTCCCGGTTGAACACACGGTGCAGGAACGACACCAGTTTTTTGGTGAGCCGCATGGACGGCTACAGTGTGATCGTGCCAGGCATGATCTTCTGCAGTCCGGTCACGATAACGTCGGCAGAAGGCAAGGTTGGCAGGTAGTTGTAGACGCCTGGCAGCGCCATGACCAGTGCGGTGATTTCGGCCATCAGCGCCGGCTGCTGGATCGGGCGGCTTTGCAGATACGCAAAAATGGCAGAATTTGCCAGGGTATTCAAGCCCGGCACGGTGGCGCCATTGACGACCTGGTCAACCAGCGAGATGCCCGGCAAGGGGACGATCGTGCCGGCCACATTCACCGGGACTTCGACGGCAGTGTTGACTACCACCTTGACGCCCGCGCCCTTATAGCCGGGCACTGCTGCACCGTTTGCATCGTAGTAGCCGAACAGGATGGCCTCGGCGGAAGACACGAGCGCTGCGGAAGTATTGCCGACACCATTGTGGATGATGCAGTTGACCAGGGAAACCGGTTGGGTATCGTCGTCCAAATAGGGTTCGATGACGTTGGCGTAGACGGCCTTTTCGATCACGTTGCCGTTCACGTCCTGCACGCTCGCCAGGCTAAGGCCGTAGTAGAGCGCGGCGACGATGCCGCGTGGCAGCGAGGCGATATAGGCGGCGAAACGAACCTGCTGCTCGGCTGCGGTCTCCTGATCCTGGCCATTGATGAAGGCGGCCGGGTTCGATGCGCTGACAAACCCATTAGGCGATGGCGTCATCGTAAACCAAACGTTCTGCACCAGGTTTGATGCCGCCCCTACGGCAGTTGCAGCTACGGGCACGTTCGCACTCGTAGTGCCTGCGGGAATCGTGGTCGTGCCCGTGGCAGTGTAGACGTTCGCGGTTACCGGCGAAGTAAATGCTGTGCCGGCATTGATCACCGTAGCTGCCGTTGACGCGGTGATGACGACACTGATGGAGCCGGTAGCGGCATATGCCGAGAGTGGCGGAAAATTGAACGCCTGGTAGATCGATACCGGTATCGCTTCTTTCAAGCCGTTGAACATTTGCTGGTACAGCTCGTCGATCTCAATAGCCGGTGCCTCGATCAAGGTACGATTGACCGCGCCGACATTGAAGTCGGTCAAGACGAGTTGCGTCGCCTTCATGCGGTTGATCATGGAGGCGACGATCGAGACGAAATTTTTGAGCTGAAACGCCAAGTTCGACCGTCAGAATGTAACGCTGGTCGATGTCGGTGCGCCCTGCACCGTGACAGCCTGCACGACAACCTGCAGACCGTCGCCAACGGGAATTCCCGTGGCGCCGGACACATCGCTTATTCTTGGGTCGGCTGCTATTGGATCCTTGGCGTATTCGGCGGCCAGCAAGGCGGCGGTCGGGCCGTTTTTTGTGCCGATCAGCATGCGGATCAAGGTGCCGTAATCCTGGTGGAACAGCAATTCGCCCTGGTCGGTTTGGAGCAGGTTCTGTAAAGCCTGGTTCAGGTTGTCGACGCCGTCGACCAGGGCGAGGTCGCCATTCACCACTGTGAGCACGCCGCCTGTCAGCAGAATGTCACGGCCAAAGACAGCCGCTGGATCGCTGGTGGAGGCGCCGGGCGCGGAAGCCGGGATGGTGATATAGGAACCGTTGAGAAACACACCGGCGGTGGCCGCGCTTGGATCGTCCGTCAAATATGGCGGCACCATCTGGTTCAAGACGATGATTTCCGTCCAGAGGCTGGCGTCGCCAAGGTAGCGCGCCGCGACTTTCTGTAGTGTGTCGCCGTGCTCGGTCTGCACGAAGCGATAACCGGCCAGCGGCCGATCGAAAGGCGTCGTCATTTGATGGCAATGCCTGCGGCAACGCTGCCAGCCAGGAGGCCGAGCGCAGCCGAGTTGATTGGTGCCAATACCGGATCGGCACTGTTGATTTGTACCAGGGCTTGTTGCGCCTGCGGCGAAACGGAGACCGTCGGAACCGGCGAGCTCAGAGTGGCGATTGCCGGTGCGGTTGCCGGCGTGACGAGCGGTGCCGGCGCGTTCTGCGGCGCGCCCATGACGGCATAGAACGGATTGGTATCGGCGTAGGGGCTCTCCGGACTGCCACCCGCCGTTGAGCTACAGTTCGAGGCGCCGTACAGCGGGGTATAGTCCGGGTAGATGGTTTGCTGGTTGACCGCGTTGTTGAGCAGGCAAAGGATGTTCGAATATTCCGACGAGACCATCATTGCGGCTGCGATCTGGTCGGTGGAATTGCCTGGCGCCGCAGCGATCGTCGCGAACATCGCATTGCCGGCCTGTGCCATCGATTTCGCGGTATTGAGCAGCGTCAGGGGGATGGATTGTGCGCTGCTGATCAGGTTCGATACGGAGCTGAATATGGCTTTCGTGGAATTCATGAAGGCCACGACCGGCCCGACGATCGAGGATTTCACGAAATTCACTGCGCTGGCGACGGCGCTGACGATGTTCGCAATCGACTTGAGCATGCTGGTCAAACCGGACAGCGCCGATCCGATACCGGAATAGGAAGACGACGGATTGAATATCTTGCCGCGATAGGCAATCATCGAGATATTGAACTGCATCAGCAGCGGCCTGCTCCTGGAGCGGCGTAGCGTGAAGCTCATCGGTATCACGAGATCGATCGTAGAGTCGAGTGCATCGGCAAAAGCCACGCTGACCTTGCCGGGATCAAGCCCGGCCTTTACCGCTGCATTGCGGCGGCTATGCCATTCGGTAAAGACCTGGTTCTTGAGCTGCGCAAACTGGTCCATGCCGTCGCTGTTGCCAAACTGCGCGCCGCGCCAACCAGTATGACCACTGATGTTGATGTTCGCCAAACCGGGACCGAAATCGTCGGCCCAGCCACCGCCGAGCGTCTGCTGCACGGTTGCGCGCGTGACGTCGGTTCGCGTCAGCTCCTCGGGGCGGATCACCATGTCCAGGGTACGGCCGAGTGCCGGGGAGACGGTCAGGTCGGTCAGAACGAAACTGATCGGACGGTCGCCGGCTTTCTGGCTGGTTGGAGGCAGGACGGACATGACGCGATTGTTAGGTCACGACCTTCGGCAGCAATAATGGGCACAAAGTGCTACTTCAAAATATGCCTGCCAAGTGCGCATAGCGACAATGTGCCACTTGCCGCGCAGTCGCAACTGCATATTCGCATCAACATTGCCGCCCTTACGCGTTTACTTGAAATGCAAGCAATTTGAATGCCGCTCGTCGGCAACCCCTCAAACCGGTCGTCGGCAGCGGGCTGTTGGCGGGAACAAACATTTGACAATCGACCGGCCGGTCTTCGAAGTGCAGACGGACTCTTCACGACCCGTTGTGGACGCCGCCCATTCGTAAAACCGGCCACTCATGAGACCACCGAACTTCGTAGCTTCAAAAGCTTGCGTTTCCATTGAATCAAATGCCGCTGAGTGTGTGCTTCACCGAAAGCTACCGACCACTTACCATGACAAACCTTTACAAGAGCAAACCCTTCCTCAGTAAGCTGAGATTCGCGAAATTCAAATTCCATCCAATCGCTGACATCCAGTCCAAGACCTACGTCTCGCAACAAGCCGTTCTCACGCATGAACTCGAGGAGCACAGAATATCGTTCACGAAAATGATCAAGCGCCCTTTGTCTGTAAATTGTGGCTTCGGCATCCACGTGCCAACGGCATGCATCGATAAGAAGATTTTCCACCGTGAAAGTCAACTTTAAAAATAAGGATGATATTTTTCAGCGAATGCCAGTGCAGGAAGTAAATACACAATCAGATTGACAACGGCACCGATGGCCGCTAATGGCCGAAGGCGTCATTGATATGCGAATAGTTTGCAAGCTGCAAGCGCGCGAACCCGGCGGGTTTGAAATGCGCGGGTTAACAATATTGAAACGCGATAGCGTGAAAAGGTTGATGCGAATATGCATAACCTGGGCTGTCGCCCCCATGGGCTGGAAACTTTTACTTGTGTGAGGGTACGGAAGAATTTGACAGTGGCGCGACAACAATCGAAGGCGCTACCCACATTAAGATAAGCCAAGCTGTGAATGAAATAATACGCGCCAGCGACAAAAAACAAAGAAAGTAAACGAGCCATTGATAAATGCCGTAACCTCCGATTGCTAGCCCAGCTGCAGAAAGCAATTTTGTCACGATCAACGCGGATATCACGCAGCATGGACCGGCGAACCACCATTTACGTTCGATTTGCGACATAGTTCGCCTCAATCAATGATTTTAAGGAAGCAACGAGCTAAATTTTGAGCCTAGCCCGACGCATTAGGTTACAAATATACCACTAAATAAAGCGGTTTCCGCGATCATTCCTGTGGTCGCAAACCGCCGAATGGTATGGTTTTTGCTAGGCCGCAATGGCGTGACCTCTGATAATTTTCATTTATTCGTCTTAAGGAAGTGCTGATTTAATCGCTTTTTCGAGACGAGACCGCACGTAAGTCATTGATCTGCAAAGCACTCGATTTCGGGAAATTGAATAAATCAGCGGTTCCTTAAGCCGAGCCGGACCGCCTCGCGCTATATCGGCCACCCGGTATCACCTTGCCCATTCTGAACGTTGCCGTGCTGATGCTTGACACCCGACTTGCCGCCGAACGACACATCCGATGTGCCAACCAGGTTCGGTGCAGTAATAGTACTGGAGCCGGCGATAGTCCCGTTGACCGTGGTGGCGCCGTTGATGGCGGTCGTACCGTTCAGCGTGATTTGCGGCGCCGTGATGCTTAGAGCACCAGCCGAATTGATCGTCGTCGTCCCCGACACAGTAGCCGCCAAACTACCACCTACCGAGGCATTTAGGTTGCCCGCGCTTTGCAGGATGACATTGCCGCTCGGATCGATATCGACCGTAGCGACGACATCGCCCGCGTTGGCAACGACTAGGCGGGCATGCACGGCGGATTCGATGTTTTGATCGATCATCCATTTCTTGTCGTAGTCCTGCCTAGTCAAGTCTTCATGTGCTGGTGACGCGCCAATACGAAAATAAGTACCGCTAGGGTGGTACGTCTCCATGTCGCCGGCGGCGTTGATAGTCGAATAGACGTCCGAAGCATGCCTGTTGACCCTGAAATTCTTGCGTTGGAATGTCATTTCAGATACCTGCGGCAGCAGGAAGCCAATGCAAACGGGAATCCCCCGGTAAGACGCCAGCACGGCACGCAGAGTACGCTCGACCGGCAAAGTGATATTCCAGCGAGTATCGTCCGCCGCTGCGCCGACATCGGGCAGATCGAGCAGCCCAGTGTCCGACGAGCCGGCAGGCACCATGACCTGGATATTGCTCAGGCGACTGCCATCTTCCGGCAGCAGCACGTCAATCGACTGTCCCTCCGGATAAGTCGCTACAACGACGCCAATCGTGATACTGTCGGCAAGCGCAAACATCAGGTATCGACCATTTCAGCCAGGTAGGGAGAATCACTGCCGGCATTGCGTTGAATCCGATCGGCGAAGTTCGAGCCGCGCTCGAATTGCACGGACGTGAAATATGAGCCATACGGCTGGCAATCATGTTCGACCGCAACGGCGTAGTAGCGCGAGCGCATATCGCCGGCATCGTAGGCAACATAGGTGCCGGCACGGATCCTCTCGTTACCCTTCAAGCGCATCACGCCTTTTTCAAAAATAACGTTGTCCTTGTTTTGCGCATACAGATCTAAGCGCCGCTGGGTCATCCAGGAAATGGCATCGCCTTGGTTGTTTTCACGCGCGGGGCCGTCCGGCGTACCATTGCCGTTGTCCGTCTCCAGCATGCCGCCCTGACTGGTTTGCTCCCACATCTTGCGCGCGCCGTAGAGTGTGGGATCGACGTTGGCATAATCGGTGACATAGGGCGATTGGCCGGTACTGGATGCCTGGAACGCGAGCGCGCGTACCGTATCCGTGTAATTCAGGTTGAAGCGCGGAGCATCGACCCAGAAGTAATTCGCCACGTCTTCGTCGCTGCGCTCCGGCTCGATGTTGACCACATCTTCCCTGCCAATCACGGTTTGCACCGGAAACTTCCCATACGGATAGGCAAAGATGGGCGCGCCGTTGATATCGTAAAACGGATTCGGCCTGTACACCGCGTAGGGCGCATCCTCGCGGTCTTCGATGAAAAATTCGTTCCAAGGTCCAATATCGCCGTTCGATTGCAGCAGGTTGTAGATCGTCCCTCCCCGCCACCCACCGGTGCCAAACGGCGAAACCTGCCCGGCGTCCACCACGATGTCCGTGCTGATCGGCAAGAGCGGCGACGGGCTGGGCGCGCCGCTCGGGTATTTCCGCATATTGGCAATGTAGGGATTGACGACTTTGTCGAACACCTGCTGAAAGAACGTACTGGCATTCTGGATGTTGCTACCCAGGCCGAAGGTCGAGAAAAAAGGGAAGCTGGTCATGTAATTCGCATCCTGCGGTGCGCCGGGCATGTAGAACACCTGCAGGATCTGCAAAATCTTGCCGTAGTCCTGGCCGCTCACGACGACGCTGCGCTGCGGCTGGCCGTTTGCTCCCATGGTTTCCTGCTTCCTCACTTTGGACACGAAGCCGCGCATCATCATGGGTGGATTGGCCGCGCCGTTCTTGGCGCTCTTGTAGGCATTGCCCGTCATGCGGATTTCGATGGTATCCATCGGCTCGATCAGGCCGTACAGGGAGTCGCCATAGCTGTTCTTGCCGATGTAGAACAACTCGTCCGTCAGCGACACCGAAAACGAGCCAGCCGGCTCACGCACCGACTTTCTCACCCGCACGCCATTGTGCTCGCCCATGTAGGGCGTGAGGTCGATCGGCTGCGACGCACTCGGGCGATTGCCAACCGGCGTGACGCCGTTCAAGCTGGTACGAACCACGTTCTTGATGAGCGTGACCCGCAAGGCCGGTTTGCGGTTGTCGAATTTCATTGGCTTACTTGGCCTAGTGCGACGTTTTGCACACCGGAGCCGCGCGGTACCGAAACCTGGGTCTGCAGGTTGTGTTGGACCGTTGCCCCCTGTTGGTTTCGGCTAGTCGACGACAGAGTGATATTCAGGTTTACCGTATCCTGCACACCGCCATCGCGCGCTGCGCCGCTTCCCCCATTGGCGATCTTTGTGGGTTTATCGCCCAACGCCTCCTCGACGCCCCGGTCGATTTGGTCGCTGGTCACGGAATTACTCGTGTTTTCGTTCTTGAGGATCGCGATGCCGACCGCACGCAATACCTTGGCGTCGTGCAGATCGATTTTTTGATCGGCACCTAACCCCGTCATCTTGGACACGCTCGCGATATAGGCACCGGTGTCGTTATGATCTCTTTTGGGCGCATAGGCGCCGATCAGTTTGGAGATCGTATTGCGGCCGTAGTGATCCTGGGCGTACAGCAGGTTCTTGAAACCGCCGGTGACGCCGGCCTGCATGCTGTCGAATTTCAGGAAGCCACCCGACCGCGCCTGGTTGGCTTTCCACGGCCGCATGTCGAACGGGTTGTTGTTGCGTTCGCCGATCGCACGACTATCTGTCGCGGACGGAGCGGTGTCCTCCGTGGCCGTCGGTTGCACGGCGGCAGGCGGGTTGAGCGCCATGCGTTCGTTTTTCTCGCGCACGTCGACATCGGCCAGGGCGGTGCCACGTTGGTTCTGGATGCCGGCAAGATCCTGATCGCGCCGGTCCTTGATCGTTTTCATTTGCGCGTCGATCGCGGCGATTTGCTTGGTCACGGTCTCGCGACTTTGGCCGCGCAGGTAGAGCGCGCCGGTCACCGGGTTATAGAGCTTGGCCCTTTGCTCTTCCAAATCGTTCAATTTGGTCAGAGCGTCATTTTTGATACCACCCGCTTGCTCGTCGAATCCGGCATTCGCTTCGTCGCGTTCGGCCTGGTAGGCGGCTTTGCGCAAGCTGCCGGCCGTTGCCGACTTGCCGTCGACACCGGCGAGCTTCAAGAGCGCGTCGCGCATCACGTTCAGCGGACCGATCATCTTGTCGCCTATTGCTGTCTGGACTGTCTCCAGGTCCTTGATGCCGGCACGCAGCTTGGATCCCTCGGTCTCTTGCTGATCCTTGCCGGCCATGATCTTGACCAACGCGTCGCGAAAGTCTTCGGTGCCACCCTTTTGGGCAGCGTCCAGGGTCTTACGCTCATCCGCCGTCAGGGAGCCATTGCCGGTACGTTTGCCGATGTCGGTGTAGACGGCATCCAAATCCGCATGACTGCCGGCGGCGCCGATACTGGACAAGGTGGCGATGCCGCCAGCGTTGACGTCGTTGAGCTTGACGCCGGCGCGGCTGAGCATCTTGCCGAGTCCGCCGTACTGCTCCGGATCGAGATTCAGCATGGCAGCCGCCTGCTCGGGCGAGCTCAGGCCGAACAGGTTTTGCGCGCCGTCCAGGCGCACGTAAGGATCCTGGTATTGCCGTTCCAGGTTGGCGCGAATCGCCTGGAAGTTGGTCACGTCGCGGTTGGCCGCCGTGACGGTGCCGTCCGACAATGGATCGACGCCGTGGCCGCGCAGATACTTGCTCAGTTCGGTATCGGCGCCGAAGGTTGCGCCACGCGTACCGAAAAGACCACTTGCGGCCTGGGCACGGGCGGCAACCGGGTTCAAAGTGCCTTGCGCATTGAGCGAGCCCATGATGAAGTTCTGCCCGGCCTCACCCGCGTTGCCCATACCTGATATGGCGCTGTTTGCTTGTCCAAGAATCGCAGCGGCATTGTCGGCCGTCATGCCGGGCGAGCCGCCGTGAAGCATCGAACCGAACGCGGTGGCATAGGCGTCTGTATTGGGTGCGGAAAGGCTTAGCCGAGCCGTGGTGGCTGCGAATGACTGTACCAGGCGCATGACGTCATCAGCCATGGCGCGACCGCCCGAGCGGTTGACCGCTTCGCCGATCTGCAGCGCCAACTCGCGGTTGTTTTGTTTCGGGTCGAGTTGCTTCATGCCGGCAAAGAAATTGACGCCGGCAGAAGGATCGAGGCCGTAGCCACGACCAAACGCGACGGAAGTGCGTACGTCGCCCATCAGGCCGTCGGCCGACTTGTCGGGGTTATGGCTGATTTTGTTGTACTGCTCGGCGAATTGAACAAATTCCTTGGAGTTGATGCCCAGCCCCTGGCTGGCGAGATCGCTCATGGCCTTGAGCCCGGTAAAACTGATACCGAGATCGCCCATTTGTCGCTTCAACGTATCCAGGCTGAGATCGCGGTCTTTCGCCATGCCATAGCCGTCGGCCACCGATTGGCCGGCCTTGAACAAGCCAAACAGCCCCGCGCCGACCAAGCCCCCCTTAAGCAGTCCCCCCAACCCACCGAGCAAACCGCCCGAATCCGCTTCGGACGCGCCATTCGCAGCACCGTTCGCAGCACCGTTGATGGCGCCATTGGCGATTTGTCCGAATCCACCACCGACGCCGCTGGCAAAGGATTTGCCGGCCCGCTTCAAGATGCTGCCAGCCTCCTCTCTCGGACGAAGCTGCTTGCGCGGTTGCGGCGGCGTTGCCGGCAGTGGCGCAAAATTACCCACATCCCAGGCGGTACCGCGCGCGGAGTAACCAAATGCCTTGTCGCGCATGCGCTGCGACACTGCAGGATCGACGCTCAACTTGCGGAAATCGACATCCTGAATGGCGCGGCCGGTCTGGCCGGTGGCCTTGAGTGCATCGCGGAGTGACTTCGATCGCCGTGACGCAATCTCGAATTGCTGGTTCAGCGTCTGCAGATCGCGGCTAGCGGCTTGTACGTCGACCGGCTTGAACTTGACTTTGCCGGCATCCGCTACCGCTTTTGCGAGCGTATTGACGGAATCGGTGATGTCGTCGATTGCCTTGGAGACATTGCTGCCATCCGCGTTGACGCCGATTTTTACGTCAGCCAAGCGTCACCTCTTCCCAATCGTCCTCGGGATTCGCGGAATGCGGTGCCGCGTTGGCCTGTGCTTCGAATTCGGCCAACACGGCGGCGAGGTCGAAATCCTCGTCTTCGATTTCGTCTTGCACCTTGTTGTCCTGGTATTGGTAAGCCCAGTATTCGGCTTCGATTTCTTCCGGCGTCGCGCTTAAGAAGCGCGGATCGGTTGGCGCAAGACCGTATTTGTTACGGAACCACAGCTCATAGGTGTTCGCCAGTTCCCGACCGCGTCGCTTGGCCAGCTTCCTTCGGTTGCGGTCGAAAGGAGAGCTCCTTGTCGCGCAGTGCGCGCCAGATCGATAGGAGCTTGGTGTCGAAGTCGTCGTCAACCAACGGATCGAGCGCTTCGAGGTCGAAACCTTCCGGCCCCGACACCAGCAAGGTCTGGATCGTGACGAAGGCTAGCGCGACCAGGTCGGCCATACGACCTTCGGCGTCGTAAAAACCTTCGGTCAATTGGTTGTAGCGGCCACGGATTTTGAAGACGTCGCCGATCTGGCGGCGGGCGAAATTAAAGCCGCCCAAGTTGGGAACATCGACAAAAAAGTCGGTTGCATTGGCACTACGGTGCATGTTACCTTTTTATGAATCCACTATGGCGAAAGGCATTGTGGAATCACGACCGTAGTCGTCAAGCGTAATTACTGCGGCTCACGCAGGCGGGAAAGAAAAAGCAATTAAAAAGACAGGGAAGCCATGAATCCACCGAAGGCATTTATATCCTATAGCTGGACAAATCAAGCGCACGAAGAATGGGTCATTAAACTGGCCAGCAATTTGAAAGAATGTGGCATTGCCGTTTCTCTGGATAAGTGGCATTTGAAGGAAGGCCATGAGGCAAACGCATTTATGGAGAAAATGGTCTCCGATCCCGACATCAAGAAAGTCCTCCTAATTTGCGACAAGGCCTATGCCGAGAAAGCGACAGCAAGGCGAGGCGGTGTCGGCACGGAAGCGCAGATCATTTCACCGGAAGTCTATAAACAGCAACAACAGCACAAGTTTGTGGCCATCGTCCGAGAGCGCGACGAGAATGGCGAACCGTATTTGCCGGTTTATATCAAAGGGCGCGTATGGATCGACATGAGCAACGAGGAAGCCGAAGCGACAAACTTCGAGAAGATTCTCCGCTGGATCTATGACAAACCGCTGCATGTGGAACCGCCGCTGGGGAAAATGCCCGCCTTTTTGGCGGAAAACACCAACCACATCGCGTTGGGCACTTCTACGCGACAAACGCGAGCTGTAGCCGCTATCAAGGCTGGCCAGCCAAACGCCATGCCGTTCACCACAGAATATTTCGATACACTGGTCGGTGAAATGTCCCGTTTCGAGATTTCCGGTAGCGAAAGCGATTTCGACGAGCGCGTGGTCCAGAACATCGAGGATTTTTTGCCGTATCGAAATGAAGCGCTTGAGGTCTTCCTTGCCTTGGCGTCTTTCTGTGATACGCAAGAAATGCCCGTGATTCTGCACAAATTTTTCGAGAAGCTTCTGGCTCTATACGAAAAACCCGCGAGCGACCGGGTTAATACCTGGGACAGGGACAATTTCAAATTTCTGGCTCACGAACTTTTTCTTTATGCGATAGCGGCGTTGATTCGCCATGAACGCTTTGCGGCGGTGAAATATTTGCTGGATACCGGTTTTTACTTGAGGAAAGACTTCTACTCCGGCAGTGACCCTCTGGTCGACTTCAGCAAATTTTATCAATATATGCGTTCCCTGAACCACAGAAACGATCGGCTTGGCCTGCGCCGTCTTTCGATACGCGCGGATATGCTTAAACATCGGTCTGTCGGAACCGGATTTGAATTCCGTGATCTGATGCAGGCGGATTTCGTACTTTTCCTGAAAGGCTTCACCGACAACACAGATCAATTCGGCAATTGGATCCCGGATACCCTGGTGTACAGGGAAAGCTCAGCACCTTTCGAGATCTTTGCTCGCGCTCGATCCACCGCTTATTTCAATAAAATAGGCCCAATGCTTGGAATACAGTCTAAGGAGGATTTGGAAGCAAAACTGAACAGTTCAAAGAAATTCCAACCTCGCTGGGAATTCCAGGTAGTGTCTTTCAAGACACTCATCGGTGAAAAGCTTTGTACCACGCCATGATGCTAAATGGCCGCCCCGACGACATCCAATGCATTAAACTGCCCGGATTGCATAACAATCGCATGTTTGGTGATCTCGATGTCCCCTGAAGCGTAAGAACAGCCGACATATTTGCGCAACAGCGTACCGTCTGGTAACGAATAATGCTCGATGTCAAATACCAGACCTTGCAACATTGCATCGCCGTTTTCCGCAGCGGCCCCGGCTGCAATCATCGATCCCTTGTTCAAGGCCATAGCCTGCACGCTGATCGTGTGCCGCGCCATGGTCGGCACATATTCCTGAACATGGATATCACCGATGCCACTGGCCGGCTCCGGCGCGTAGTCGTCGTTCAGACGCACCGACTGCAGCAGTCCAATCTGCACGCCGCCGAAGGTCACCGCGATCTTATTACCGGTCCGGGTCTTTAAATTTGAAGTCGCCGCAATTGCCATGATTTATGCTCTTACGCTGTCGCCGTGCCAGAGAACGGCACCGAAAAAACCGTAACCGGGATGAAATTCACGCCTAACACCGGCGAGCATTGGAACGACACCGCCAAGGCATCGGCGACGGTCGAAGCCGTGATGCCCTGGTAAGCCGGGCTGTCCGCGTCGCCAGTCAAGACGCCCGGCCCCTGCGGCTCCGGCGTAGCCAAGATTCGAAGTTGCGATTCCGTGATGCTGACGGCGCGCGACATCGTGATCGGCGTATTCTTGGAACCGCGCAGCACGTCGAGCGCATTGCGCACGTTCTGCACCGTGAAATCGAGCGCCCAGCCGACACTCTGTTCGACCTTGTCGTAGTTGTTGTTGACCAGCCAAGTGCTGATCGATTGCACGACCTTGTAGCCGTTCGGCGTCGATTCGAAGCACAGGATGCCGGCCTGGATCAACGGATCGGTATTGGTCGGGTTCAGCAGGATCCGCTCCAGTCCGCTGAAGGCCAGTGCCTTGTTCGTCATCGGCGTGCCTGGATTCAGCCCCGAGAAAGCGCCCGAAACAGCGGCTGCGGCCTGGTATGGCGCATACAACTGCAGGCCGCTCAATTGTCCCGTCAGGTCGTAACCGTAGTAGCCGACGTGCACCAGCGAAGTTCGGTCGCTATTGATCGCCAGCGCGGCGGCGATCGCTTCGGCGTCGGTTGTGCCGAGCGCCATGCCGCAGATAGAGCGCCGCTCGCTTCGGCCGACCGTCGACATGTACTGGACATGCGCATCGGTCATGGCGATCACGGACAAATTCGAGGTAACCGGCGTCAACCATTGGACGGATCGGGTTTGCAGCGTGGCAAAAGCGTCACTCCAGTTCTGGTTCGTGGTGATGCCGTCTGACCCACCGGTGAGATAGGTAAATGGCAGCGGTGCCGGCGGCTGGCCGGCGCCCAGAGCACGCGCAGCCACCACCAACGATTGCGCCGGACTGTTGAGCCAGTTGATGACTGCCTGCAGCGTCGCCGTGGCTGAATACGGCGCGGTCTTGATATCTTGCCGGTTCAGCGCATCGAGTCCGTTCAAGGCCGGCTGTGGGCCCGCGCCACCCTGCACCGCTGCTGTGAAATTGGCATGGGAATTGATATTGTCGACCAGTTCCTGGATGGTCGGAAAGGTCGCGAGGTCGATCGTAGCGACAACCGTGCCGATCGGAGCCTCAAGTGTCACCGTAGCGTCGGTGATGCTCATGGCAGCGCTGGCCAGCAGCCCGGTGTACTGGACGCTAAATGGTGCAGCATACAGATTGTCTTGCGAGTAGACCGCCGACCCGAGCTGGGTGGTCACATGCACGCCTTGCGTGGATCCAGCTGCGAACGACACCTTGATCTGGTTCGTGCGAAGACCGTAATCGGCCGAGCTGAGATTGATGCTCGGCGTCGACGAAGCATCGTTGACAACGAGCGCCGATTGCATAGCTGGATTGACGCGGATCGCCACGACGGTCGACGGTCCACCGGTCTCATTGCTTGGATTGAAGGCTTTCAGGACGGCCTGCAGCAGTTCGCCACCCACCAGGGTCGCCTGCGCCTGTGACGGACTGCCGAAGACCAGCGGCGTGTTGGGTTGGCCGCCGGCGGATTGGCCGATGTAGGCCGCGACATTGCCGACCGACAGGCTCTGGCTGACCATGGCGGAGTCGTCGACCATCGACATGGTTGCCGGTGAAATCCATTGCCTTCCATTGAAAAAATACTCAGCGGACATGCGGCTCCTTAACTATCTCAGGCGGGCTGATCGGCGAACGCGTCGAAGCGGGTCAAATAGTTGGTCTTGGTATCCTTGAAATGCTTGGCCTGCCTTTCGGCGAACACGAAGGCATTGAGCAATTCCACGCGCTTGTCGCGATGCGACAACTCAATGCCGAACTGGTCGAGCGTCACTTCAGGTTCTGCCGGTGGCGCCGACTGCGCTACCGGTTGCGTACTTGCGGTCGCAGAAGGTACTGCCAGGCTTGTTGCAGATTGCATTGCGGGTGCAACAGTAGCGGAAGCGACGGATTGGTTGTCGTCGGACATGGTTTTCCTTTAAAAGGTGGAATGGATAGTGGGATTGGCGACCTCGGTCGTGAGCGAGACGTTCTGCGACACGCCGGCGGGCGCTTCGCATGAGAAGGTGCACATGACCTGATAGACCGGTGCCGGGTAGCTGGACAGTTCGTCGACGTCCTGCTGCGAGAAATCGATGTGAATCATCCCCGCGCCATCGAACACGTCGAGATTGCCGATGACGATCTTGCGCAACGCTTTGCGCAAGGCGATACGTTCGTCGGGGTTCTTGCTCCAGCCGACAATGGCTAGCTGCACGCGCGCGAGCCAACCCTGCGCTTCGCTCCATTGGGCCGATACGGGATTCAACGCGTCAGGAAACACCAGTTCCCCGACGCCCCGTTCGCCGCTGCCGTCCGAGGCCACATGCACGGTGACTACCGGCCAGCAAGTTTCTTCGAAGATGGGCGGCGCGTTCAATACGGCGATGACGCCAGAAGACGGCGATAGATTGCCCAGCAGGACTTCGTTTTGCAGGCCGCAATCGAGGCGATCACGTACGGCGCAAAGCACATCGACACTTTGGTCCGCATAGGTGCTGACTGGGACTGCCGATACAGCGGTGCTCGGCGTCCATTCAACCCCGTCAAAATAAAAGACGTAGTAGCAATACGGTGTACCGTTGACCAAGCGATCGCTGTCCATCACGCACGTCAAATCATTGCCGCTGTAGAGACAAACCGACGCAGGATCGCCCTGATCAGAAAACGTGCCGGATTCGTTGCGCAGCAGACGCCACCAAATTGCGCCGGCCGGCGGCACCAGAAATATCTGGAGCGCATTGCCGACGGCGACCGGAACTATCTGCGAGATCATGAATGGGATCATGGCGTCACGACCAAGCCCCGCAGGTGCCGTGACGCTAGGATCGATGCATGGGAGGAATCACATGACGCAATACACGTTTTCGCTCGATCTGCCGTCGAATGGCGATATCAAGAAGGTCGTCGACGGTGCCGTACTGCCCAGGATCACCCAGGCAGTACACGCCATTGCCCAGCAGGCGCGCGTCAACTGGCAGGAAGCAGTAATGCAGGCGCGGATATGGAGCGGCGAAAAAATCCCTTATGTCGCGTCGATCAAGATGGAGATGACCGGAGCGCTTTCTGCGTTAGTGAGCACGGACTACAAGTACGCCGACGAGATTGAAACGGGACGGCCGCCGCGCGACCTGAAGAAGATGCTCGACACCAGCAGCAAGGTACGTCGCACGAAGGACGGGCGACGCTTTCTGGTCATTCCCATGCGCCACAACACGCCGGGCAGCGAGGCGCTTGCGCCGGCCATGCCCACGGACGTCTACCAGATGGCGAAGGGGTTGTCCGCCAGTTCGGTCACCGGAAGTGGAACGCGACCATCCGGGGAAGTGACCATCCTATCTAACAAGAGGGGCATGCGCGCAGCGAACACGCAAACACCCTACCTTTCACATATCAAGAGTGGCGGCCACTACCTCGTCAACAAGAGCAGCTATGCCTGGGGTGGCCGTCTGACGCCGGCAATGCTGCAGGGACAGTCGAAGGTGAATCAGCAGAGATATGCAGGCATGACGCGATTCAAAACCTCGACCGGCGGATCAAGCTATTTGACCTTCAGGATCATGATGGAAGGATCGCCTGGTTGGGTTATCCCTGCGCAACCAGGAAAATTTCTCGCAAGGCAAGTCGTAAATAGCTTGGCGCCGGTGGTGGGGAAAATAATTACGGAGGCTTTGAAGCACTCTGCAGATTAGCAATTCATTCCTGGAAATGCAGTAGGCACTCGAATCCAAGGCACAAGGTTAAACTAGAACGTATATTGCACCATATGATGATCGCGAAACCCCACATCCGCCGTCCCAACCTTTCCAAAAACACCATCGAGTCCGACCTCAGCGAGCAAGCCCGTATATCCGGCACCTTTCACCTTTTTCGAAATTAGATCAGTTTTCGTGATATCTGAATCGACAAATTCTTTATTGAATTTCTTGTGCTTGATGAAATAATTAATCAAGGCGGCTTCCGTTGCCTCTGTTGCAGTTTCTATGCTCAATTCAGATTCGTCACGATGTATAAAGCTGAACCCTTCAATACTTTCGTGATTGAGAAACGATTTATCGATCTCCAAAAAATAGACAAGAAACTCATCGTCCTGCTTCACGTGTTCCGTGAGAAGCCCCCACTTATTATGATCGTATATCCGGCGCCACGTATCGTCATTGCTCTTCCCGATATAAAGAATTTCAAGCGGCTGCAGGCAGTCAACATCGAATGCATTGATAATCTGGTGTATCCCTATCCGCATTTCCGGCATGCGCCCTTGGGAAATGCTGTGATATAGCGCGCACCTAATGGCGAGCTTATCTGCGGTCGAATTCTCCACATTGACGTGCGATACCTCAATGTATTTTTGGTCGTTACTCATCCCCGCCGCAGCAGGCCCTCCCCACTGTTTCATGCAGTAGTCAGTCAGCTCGGTAACAGTTTTGAATTTTTCCTTCAACAATTGCTGCCCATGAAGCATGCGAGCGGTATCAAATGCAACGGCGTGAGATTTGCCGGCAACTTCGACTTTTCCACGGATTGTATAATTTCTCCCGATTTCAAATGACTTGGGCAGGAAACTGACCTTCTTCGTTCTGACGATGAAATACAACGTCGCCTGATGGCGATTAAATTCACTGATGCGATATTTCGCATCATCATCGTAAATCGAAGACTTCGGGAAAAATTGAAACTTCTTTACGTATGTATGAAGAATCTTTTCCAAGTCATTTCTCCCTATCGACAAAGGACGAAGTGCCTGCGCAAATCGTCGCGAATCTACATGCTTCGTTGATCAAATTCGGCCTATGGTTTCGATACCGCGATGGCAGTGTCGAATCTTTTACAACGCATTGACGCCATGGATCAGGCTATCAAGCTTGACATACCATGTCAACTCTTCTTGAAATATCTGTTTGACATCTTTGGAAGTTACGTCAGTTGGACTAACGATTGAACAGGTCGAAATCACGCAACACTATCCGCTTAGGAAGCGGCGAGCCGCTTTGCATATTCCGGTTCGAGGCAAAATCGCCATAGCAAAAATACTCCAGCAACTTCGTCCCCGACACTGTGTATTTCGCGCCGGCAGGCGGAGTGCCTCCGTTCGGCCAAGACAACATACCGTTCGCTGCAACTAGCGGGATACCGCCGTCGATAGTCAAAGTGCCATCCTGCATCAACCAGAATACACGGTCAATGGACGCCACGGTCATCAGCAGCCTTTCACCCTGTGCTCCGTGGGTCAGTACAACAGAAAATGCATTCGTCGCGTTCAACGCCGTCACCCGATCAAACTGACCAATCCCATACATCGGCGAATCGCTACCGATCGTCATCACCACATCGCCACTCTCGTAGACGCCGAACTGCGCCCATTCGCGCTGCATCTTTGCGCCGGCCATGCCGGCGACGCCATTGATCGGTGCATTCCATTGCCGTCCCTTGCCGGCACACAGCGGGCACGACGGTCTGGCCGCACCCGAGTGCGGATCAATACAAGGACAGGCATAGGATTTGCGCCAGGCATACTGTTGCCCGATGGCGGCCAGGTGCGCATTGAACGCCGCCGGCGAGAACTGCACTACAATACGCCGAAGGTCAAGCCGTTGATGCGCTGGCGCAGGTTTTCCAGATCGGCATCGATGGCGTCCTGGTATTTCGCAGTATCCATGCTCATCGACTGCGACAACCCGTCGGCCGATATCGATCCCGACTGCGGGATGAAGGCGTCGAGCAGGATGCGCAATACCGCCAGGCGTAAAACGAGGTTGCGTACGTCGCGAAACGTCGAATGTTGCGGCGTCAGGCCGGCCGTGTATTTGACGCGGATCATCTGCGGCACGGTCCGTCCGAACGTGAACACGTTCATCGCAATGATGGCACCCGGCAATCCGCCCGCCGTCGGTGCCGCCGTAAATTGAAGGATGGCGCTTTTATAGTCGGGATAAATCCAGTCCGGCGGCACGATGTACACCGTCTCATTCAATCCTGGATAGACGAATTTCACCTCCTGCACCGAAATCAGCGGCCGTAAATTCAACTGCAGGGTATCCCACTGCCACAAGCCCTGAAATCCGCCGCCGTCATAGCCTGGCTCAACCAGGTAGGGGCTGTCACCCAGTGCGGCCAACTCGTCCGGCGTTGGCCCGCCGACAGAAAACACCCTGGTCGGCTCCAAGGGCACGGCAAGGCGCCGCGCCACTTCTTCCTCGGCCGCCAGAACCTGGCTCCACAGGTAGGCGTCGGCAAGCGTCGCGCCGTTGAAGTAGGTAGCCGGCACCAAAGCAAGCTTACCACCCCGCAATTCGGCGAGCGTCGCCGCCTGATCGGTAAAAATCGTCACGCGGATTCCGACGCCCCGGTTTTACTCGACCGGATCGAGCGGTGCAATTGGATTGGCAACCGGATAGTTTGGTACACCGTTGTCCGCGACGAAACCGTGAGTGGTGAGGCCGGCTTCCGCATCGAGTTTCGCCAGCGTCCCGCTATAGGCAGTCGTCAAAGCGGCGAGTTGTTGATCTTGCGCATTGACGCGGGCAATCAGCTCGGCAAGCAGGTCGCCCAACATCACGCGTTGAGCGATCGGCATGCTTCTGTTCAAATGGTCTTGATTGAATCCCATGGGTTTCGTCTGTCCGGTTTGTCGTTCTGGCTATTGGTATTGCTTGTTGGTCCTGCTTATTTCTTCTTGATCGTGAGCTTTGGCCGGACAGCCGGCGCGCCGCTGGTCCCAGTCGCCGGTACCTCGGCATGATCGATGTAACCATCGATCCGAAGGAAGGCGTCGGCGCGATCCTGCTCGATTTCTTCCGACACCACACCCAGTTCGTGCGGCACGAACGCCACGCCGCTGATCGACGCCGAGGCGTTCGGCAAGGTGCAAATGACTTTCGGCATCGCTAGCCAAACGGCTTCCACTTCGCGCCATTGGGCACGATGTTGACGATGACGGCGTGCTGCGCCCGTTTGGTAATCCGCAGATAGCCGCAGATCATCTGGAGCCAGGGGATGATCGGGCTGTTGACCGCCGCCATGGGGATTTTCATCATGGGGAGGAACTGGCGCCAGGCGATGGCATGGTCCGAGGGCAAGAGGTTCAAAACGAAGGCCGAGGTCGAGCCTGGCAGCATGCGGTTCTTGTCGACGTAGGTCGTCGTGGCAGCGTTGGTGGCTTTCGGTACGCGGTCCATCTCGCGCAAGTCCCACAGGTTGTTCGTGCCGTTCATGCGGCTGCGGTAGATCACGTATCCGGTCTCGGTACCGCCGGCGGACGCGCCGATCACAATCGAAACCTGCTGGCCGGCCGCGACTGCCACCTGGGCCGACAACACGCCCGCCGATTCGCCGTTCTGGTTGATGCCGGTGACGAAATAGTAGTAGTTGCCGGCCTGCCCCGCCGTCCAGGCCGAATCCGCGTCGCCCGCTCCTGCAGTCAGCACGACACTGGTCGGCATGAAGCTCACGTTGGCGGCGGCCACGGCCGCATGGATCTGGTTGCGGATCTGGAACGGTTTCTTGAGCTTTTCGTCGCGGATGAAGACGTCGTTGCGTGTCTTGATTTCGCCGTAGCTGGTTTGCACGCCGGCCACGTGCGTGCCGCGCACGGTGGCGTTGGCATTGGCGTTCAATGCAATGCGGAAGGCCGGATCGAGGTCCATGTTCAGGTCGGTCTGCACCGACGGCGGCAAGAAAATGTCGGTCGCGCGGCCGAACGAGCCGAAGCCGAAGATGTTTTCCGCCGCCTTGGCGATGGGGTCGATGTTCGACAAGGCTTGGCCGGCCATGTCGATGATGTTGTCCGTGCTTTGCAGCGTCTCCAGCTGGCGCCGGATGCCGGGAAACGACAATGGGCACACCGTGTCGTCACCCTCGAACAAGCCGACCTCGATGTCGGTCAGGAGCTGCTTGGTGCCGTTGGTGGTTTCCAGCGTGATGGCATCAACGATATTGTTTTGCGCGCTCAACACCACCGGAACCTTGCGGTAGGTGGTCATGTACTTGACCATGCCGACCATGCGGTTGTATTCGCCGTTGGTTTCCATCGCCGGGCCATCCTGCGCATTGAAGGTGCCGCCGAAGAACCCACCGATACTGTGCTGCTCGGTCCATTCGTCGAGCACCGCCGTGGCCTTGGGTTTGGCCAGCATGTTGAACAGGGCGAAGTGCTGGTTGTCCTGCACCGTGGCCTGCATGGTGGTGTCGAGCGACTGGATCCGCAGGGCGCTGCCGCCGGTCAAGGTGGCGACGTCGGAGCCGTAACCGGCCTCAAGCGACTTCTGTAACGCTTCGAAATCCGCGTTGCCCATATGGCCGGCGATCGATATGCCAGACGCAGCGCCGCCGGCACCGCCGGTGTTCAATAATTGTTCAAGCATGGCTTCTCTGTTTTCTCCTTGGTTCCTACTTGTTGTCGGCCTGCTGTCGGTTCGTCAGTTGCATACCCTGGCGACCAGTTCGGGATCGACCGCGATCCCCATGCGTATGCGGTTTTCGATGCCGGATGCTTCCAGGCCGGTGATCCGGCCGGCTTTCATGGCGCCCAAGGCCTTGGCGATCAGTTCTTCGCCGCCCATGGCGGCAGGCTGGGACTTGGCAACCGTCTCCAGCTGCGGCTTGTCGGCGACAGTGAGTACGCTGACCCGGCCGCGCCCGGTCTTGCCCAAGGCGTCGACCCTGGCCTGCAGCGACTTGATCAAATCGCCTTGGTCTTTCAATTGCACCGATTGCGCAGAGACCAGGTCGACGGCAGCATTCAAGGACTTGAGGACTTGCGCTTCGTTCTGCTTTTGCGCGGATTCGGCGGCTTGTACACGCTCGTTGAGCGATTTGATCAATTCAGCACCGTCGAAGGCTTCCATTTCGGTACCGTCGTCCAGGGTCAGCCGGAACGATTTGGCAACAGGCTCGTCCTGGTTCGTTTCGCCGCCTTGGTCGCCTTTAGGCTTGTCCCCTTCCCCATCACCTTCGCCCGCGTCCGCGTCGTCGCCTTCGTCACTGTCTTCTGCCTCGGGGCCGGCCTTGGCCGCCAGGCTTTGGTCGCCGCTGGCGTTATCGCCACCCGGTTTCTTATTGCCGGCGGCCGGTAGTGATTTGGCCAGTGTCGCGGCCTGCGCGATCCTTCCCAGTAACTGCTCGAAACTCATGTGTTCTCCTTCTGTGTGCGTTCTTGCATCCCGCGTTGTAAATCGTCGAGAAACCGTTCGACGTATTCGGATGCGACCGACCTGGAAAGCTGGAAACGCGAACTGGCTTCCAGGACCATGTCCTTGACGCCGTGCGAGACTTCCCCCGTCATGACCAGTTGCGCGAACCGGTCGCGGAAATTCCAGTAGGCGAGGACACCGCCGTTATCCATCCCAGCGGCGTCGCCGTTTCCCTGACGAAGGGCGGATCCGCCTGTCAGAGTCGCGGAATCGGTTCCGTAGCCGGCGGTCAAGGTCTTGCGCAAATCGAGTCCCTGAGCACTCCAGGACTTCGCCAATACGCCGATGGGGATGGTCGATACCTCTGGGACATCCGGGTTGACGGGGGTCTTGCTGAAACCGATATTGGTCCAGCGCACTTTTTTGATCACGGGGTAGGCCGCGCCAGTGGAAGCATCGATTGCGGTACTTTTTTCCAGGACGGCGCCACCGACCGAGGGATACCAGACTTGCGGCGGGTTCAATTCGGTCAGCGAGGACCAGAACAGGTTGGCCTTTTCGGCCGCAGGGCCGATCCCGGAACTGATGTGTCCCTTGACGAACATGCGTTTGCCGTCGATACGGGCGTCCACCGGGCGGCCGATCTCGAACCATTCGTAGTTCGGAATGCCGGGCCAATTCTTCGCCGGGTTCGGTTTGCCGATCTGCGTGTAATGGTCGAGATCGAGGTTGCCGTATTTGAGGTAATAGTCAGCGGAATCGGCGAGCGCCTGCGCCAGGATCACTTCGTTCTGATAGTCGCGCGCCTCGTTTGATGCTTCCAGGTAGACGAAGCGCTGGCCGCCTTCGGTTACCGGCTGGGCCTTGAGCACGTGCGAGATACTGATATGCGACGGCAGTGAATCGAGCAGCGCCTGGTGGCGAAGTTCGATGGGGTGTGCTGCCATGTCCGAGTTCATGACCGCCATGCTGATGTCACGACCCGGACGACGGCCTCTGTGTATTCGTCGATTGGCTGTTTTGCGCGAGGAGGCGTTGCAAACCGGCACGCTGCATGATCCAGGATTGGTAGGCTTCGGCCTGGCTATCGTCGGTGAGTACCCCAGCGTACGAGACGCAGTCGATCAATTTGGATAGGCGCTCGCACTCCGCCTCGGCGGCGGCATAGAGGTTTTGTTGAACGCGGCGCGCGTGGCGCGATAGCGTCGCATTCTTGCCGACCATGTCGCATAACTTGTCGAACGAAGGCGCCATGGCCGCATTGAAGCGTCACGACGGACCGCAGCTTCAGAACGTCGCCGTCTGCGCCGACTGCTGCTTGTGGAACAGGAAGGCCGCCAGACCGGTATCGTCCAGGCCGTCCAACGGGTTGGTGACGACCTCGCGCAGAGCCGACTTGCGCGCCAGGCGGGTGCGCGCGCGTCGTTCCTGCGCATGGTTTGCAACCAAGTCGTGCAAGTCGATATTGTTCTGTTGACCGATGCGGTCGATACGTCCGGCGCGCTGGGCATGGACCATGGCGGTGTCGGGCGTGTCGAATTGCGCCAGCCAGGATCCCGATTGCAGGTTGGCGCCGACCGCGCCGGCATCCGAGCAGACGACGATGTCGGCTTTGCGAGGACCGGAGTCGGGGTTGAAGGCGCGGATCTTGGCCGCCTTGTCCTTCGACGAGTCCTTGCCGGTGACGACGATGACGCGGTGGCCTTCGGCTTCCAGGCGTGACTTGATTTGACCGACCGCATCGAGCGAGCGTGCGAAGACCACGCCGGGACGGCCGCCGTGTTCCTGCGCCAGGCTGGCGACCTTGTTAAGTTTTCCGGAATCGGGGTGGGCATTGAGCGCGCGGTTGATTGCCGCGTTCTTGATCACGCCCAAGGCCTTGGTCAGGCTATGCGCCACCGCTTCGTCCCGCGTCTCGTCGGCGCCGAACGATTCGGGAGACAGCGCTTTCAAGGCGGCAACGTCGGCGCCGCCGGCCATCTTGGCGATGCGCGCCGCCGCCACGTGGCGATCCACCGCATCGAGCGCCGCCCGTTGCGAATCGGTCAGCTCGACCTGGTGAACGTGCCGCGTCACGTTGACGTCGGGCGCGATGCGCGCGGTGTAGGCATGGCGCGCGAGTTCACGGCGTAGTCCATCTTGCGCGTACACGGTGTCGCCGCCGTAACGGCGCATGAAGGCCGCCCGATCACGGTAGCGCCCCGCATCCATTTTTGCGAGCAGGTCGAACGCTTCCGAGGCATCGTTCTTGACCGGATCACCCGAGGCGTGGACGTAGTAATCGGCGTTGTCGGTCACACCTTGCACGGCATTGGACATGCGACTGTTCTCTTTGCCTTCGCGGTTGAGCAGGCCGTGCCCTTCGTCGGCCATGGCATAGTCGAAGGCAATACCCTCCTTGTCCAAGGCGGCCTTGACATAAGCTTTGCGCTCGGCTTGGCTCATGCCGTCGAGTTTCGCTGCGACTGTGTCCGGCGTGGCGCCTTCCTGTCCGGCGGCAATCTTGAGGATGTCGTCGCGGAACGACTGATGGGTCACCACATGAAAATGCGTGCCGGGATCCTTGTATGCAGCCAACCGTTCCTCGTTCGTGGCGCCTGGCTGGCAATGCCAGTTGAATTGACCTGGCTGCAGGAAGCGCAAGGCTTCGGCGCCGAACTGGCCTTGCACGATGGACGGAACCACGAACACGCCCTTCTTGATCTTGCCCTCGCTGTGCAAGTCGGCAAACGCGCCCAGGCCGATGCCGGTCTTGCCGGAACCGACACCCAGACCCATGATGGCGCGCTTGTTGGCCTTGATGAACTTGATGGCGCGCTGGCGCTTGATGCCGTCTTTGCCCGACATCGAGGCATGGAACAGTTTGACGGGCTGGCCGGGCACAAAATTGCGGCCGGCGACACCCATCATGGCCGCCAGCTTGTTCTCGGCAGCCTGGCCGATGGTATGTCGTTCGTCCGGCCCAAGCGGCTTGCGCTGTTCGTCCGCGCCCCGATGCGCCCCTTCGGCACTAGCGGCGGGCGCCTGCTCTGCGGAAAAGAAACCCATTTGGGCCTGTTCGAATGCTGCCTTGCTCTCTTTGGCGGCATCGAGCTTGTCCGCCACCTTGCCCGCTGCGTAGGCGCCGTTGGCGTCTCGCTCGCGCAAGCCGTCGATCAACTTGCGCTCGGACCGGATACGCGCTTCGCGTGCCGCCGGGTCGACGGCGTCGAGGTGGTTCAGGTTGCCGCGAATGACGGTTTTACCGAGTTTTAGCGGCTGACCGGGTACCAGCGTGTTGTAGTGCCGGGCGAACTCGCTGGAAACCTTTGAGCGAACCAGGTCCTGGATTGCGGCGTAGGCCTTATTTTGGCCGCGCATGGTCTTTGCGTAGTCGGGCCAGGTGAGGCCGCTGCCACGCAGCTTGTCGGTCAATTCCCTGCGCGCCGACTCCCATGCCTGGTGGTTTGGATTGGCGGTTGTTTCGTCGAACATATCGACGACGGTTTTGTGCGGCTCCTGCGCCATGTGTTGGTCAAGCTCGTCACGCAGGCGCGCGTGCTCCGATGACTCCTTGGCGACATGGGTGCGGAAATAGCTGCGCAGCGCACGCCGGTCGCCATCGTGCAATTCCCCGATCTGCTTGTAGGCAGAAGAACCGACCGGCTCTGCCGATAGCGCACGATGAAGCGCTTCCTGCACCACCTTGTCGGCCACGAAGGTCTGGCTATTCAAGGTGGAGCGTGTGCCGCCCCATCGGTTCTTGACGAAGTCGTCCGCGTAGTCGTTGAACAGGGGCGCCAGCTCCTCGGCACGCTGCAATTGCTTGCCGCCGGGCTGCTTGTTGGGTGCAACCTGGTCGAGCGCGGCGCGATAGTCGATGGCGCGTTCCGCGCCGACCCTCTGGAAATAGTCGGCCGACTGCAGGTCGCACAAAATGTCGGCCGGCATGTCGCCGTCGGCCGTGCGGCTGCCGATATGGTCCCGTAGCGACTGCGCCAGGTCGGCTCCCGGTGCAAAAGGCTCGGCCATCGACATGGCGACGCCCGGCTGCACTTTCAGCGCCAGGTCGGCACGGTTGGCGAATCCCTTGGGCAACCAGTCGTCTTCGTCCTCGGCGCCCTTCATGATGGCCAGGTTGCGTCGTACGCGCTCGATGCCGGCAGCATCGACCGGCTGGGCCAGGCGCTCCATGCCAGACGCGGCTATCGTGACCACGTGGCTGGTGCCGGCTTTTTCCAATTTGTAGTCCCCCTTCTTGAGTCCGATGGCACGCAATTGCTTGATGGCAGACACGAGCGGGGTGTCGCCCAGCGAAACGGGTACGGCATCGCGCGATTTCTCGCGCAAAGCCATGACCAGGGCAGCATTGGCTTCCATTTCGCCCAATGCTCGACCCAGCACCTTGTCGGCATCGGCCAAGGCTTCCATACGTTTGCGGTTCAGTTCGGCTTTGACCAGGACGTCTTCTGCACCGGCGGCCGGATCAAATTCCATCGCCGCCGCCTGTTCCTGCAGGGCGGCAACATCGGCTAACGCCGAAGCAGACAATTCCTGGTGATGCTGCAGGTGGTAAGCGGCCATGGAGTCGGCAATCTCGTTGATCCGCTCGCCACCGAGATCGGTATGCAGTCGTCGCGCCAGGATCTGCGCGGCAGCGGCGGCGCCCAGGACGTCCACCACAGAGCGATCGAGCAGCGCCTCGCCGCCGGCCGCGAGTGCCAGGGCATTGAGTGCATTGAAGGCGCCGGCGGCGCCGTGGTGTTCCAGTTCGGTTCCCTGGGGATCGCGCTTGCTGACAGCGGCGAGGAAGGTTCTGGTTTGCGCCGTGCGCAGGCTGTCGGCAATACTTCTCTCGATATCGCCATCCGGAATTGGGGTGCTAAGCGGCGTGCTTTCCAACACGTAGGCCTGCGGCTCGGTTGAGCGCTCGATGGCGGCATTGGCGGCGCGCGCGGATTGTTCGATGGCGGCAAGCTGTTTTTGCGCCTTGAGTAGCGCTACCGCCTGCTTGACATCGACCAGGAGGGCGCGCAAATCCGGCTGGCCGATGTTGACCTTGTCCAGTTCGGCTTTGATTTGTTGCGCGACGCTCGGGTGCTTCGGTGGCGTGGCGCCCGGCTTGTCGACCTCGCTGGGCGAGGCTTGCGCTTGAACGGTGTCTTTTTCTGCCTGGATTTCTTCGGGCGTCACGCCGGCCGCGTCGGCGCGCGCCTGGTATTGCGGATCGAATCCCAGGCCGTGGTTGCCGCGCACGGGATCGAGGTCGGCGACCGACAGTTGCGTGACGTCGTCGGTGTGCAGCGGCATTTCTCCCGTGAAGGCTTGCTGCCTCGCGTCGGCGTCGATCAATAGGCGTTTGCGCTGGAGTTGCACCGCTTCGCGCGCAGCGCCGAGCAAGGTGCGGTGATGTTGCTTTTGCGCCTTGACGCGCGCCGCCTCGGACAGGTCTGCGTGCAATGCGTCGTCGAACGCAAGCGCTTCACTGTCCCAGCCCATGGCCTCGGCGACGGTATGGATAAAGGCATGCTCGGCGGCTCGCTTCTTGAGCGCAAGGTCTTTGCGCGCTTCTTTCTTGATGCCGGCAACGCCAAGCTCCGCATCCTTTTTACGCTGCAAGGCTGCGGCGACACGGCGCTGTTTGCCGCGCTCAGCGGATTCCTTGGCATAGGCGCCGGCGGATTTGACGCCGGTCAGTTTCAAATAGTTGAGTTTGCCGCCGGCGCCGCCGATGACGTGGACTGTTGCCGACCCTGGCGCGACAGGCTGTACCAGTACCGGCTGTCCCTTGCCGTCGCCATGGGGATGTACCGTGATCCAGCGCGCGCCGGGCGGGATGTCCGAGGATTTGAGAAAAAATAAGGCAAAATTCGCAGGACACACCATGCGGCGATGGTTGCGTCACGACGGCATTTGAGAATGCCGGAAATTGAAGGATCAGGGAAAGTCCAAGCGGAGCGGGAATTGCAATTCCCTACGTCAGGGCCATGCGCGGCATGGCCCTGTTCGTACAAGGCGAGAAACGGAGCGACTACTTATTTGAAATAGCGCCGCTCGCGGCCGACGCCCGAATCCTGGATCTTCTTCGTCTTGACCAGAGAATTCAATACGAACACCATGCGCTGCTGCAGCTTCTTGACCTGCTCGGGCGTAGGCTCAAAACCGAGTCCGGCAACCGACGCCTTCAGGATGTCTTTTGCCGTCTGCGGTTCGCTAGTGACCAGGTCGAACCAATAATCGCCGCCCGTAAATGGCAAGTCGTGCGCGCCCTTGGCCGAACGTGCCTTCGCCTCCTTCGGCGCCTTCGTCACCTTCACCGGCTTGGCTGCCTTGGGCGGCCTGCCGCGTCTTGCTTGCGCTTCCGGCGCTGCCTTCTCGCCTTTGGGTTCGCGTTTCCCCTTGGTTGCCACCACAGCCGCATTGCCGAAATTGCGCAATTGGCCCAAGGTGGTTTCCAGCGCCGTAACCTGCGCTTGATAGTAGGCCAGGCCCTGCTTCGCCAGACCGATCTCGGCCTCGATTGCTTTTCTTGCCAATTCCAGATTCGACGTCATGAACACTCCTAGAACAATAGATTTTTAATGAAGGCGAATTCTAGCATTGTTTACTTTTCGCAGCGGGTGCCAAATCAGGACGAGTCACTGTCAGTTTACAAAACTTCTATGTGTTCCACGCATCGGAAATTTACATATCGCCAATCGATTGCGCATCTGAGGTATCTGTCGGCACTGAAATTCCTGTCGATCTCAAGCATGGTGAAAAACAGCTAATTTTCAGATTTAGACAAATTCTTTTCGAGCCAAGCCTGGAAAACCGGATCGGCGCCGGGCAGCGGGCCATCCACGACGCTCCACATGCCTCGGCAATGCGGATGGACCGTCCCGGCCGGCACCCACCAACGCTCCGTCACATCGCGCTCGACCAGCTCGTTGCCGACCCTCTTGCGCGGCGCCGCCGCGCGCCCGATATTGTTCTTGCCGACCCATACCTGGGTTTCTCCATTCTTGTTGCGCGCCTTCGAGTCGACGACGGTCAGAACCCGGCCATTGATTTTGCGGCAGTAAGGACAGGCACCACGGTATTGTTCCATGCGCCTGACCTTGGTTCCAGGCGCCAGGGAAGCAATCAAGCCCTGGTTGGCGTTCTCGCCCGCCTCGGTCACGGCGATGCGGCGCCAGTCCCGGTTCAAGGCGGAGAACGCATCGAACAACCGGGTTTGCAGTGCTGATTGGGAGCCCGCCGTGCCGGCCGTTTTCTGTTCCTGCCAATCGAGGACAACCCGTTTCAGGCGATGCCGGGCGTTTTCTCTCAATTGGGTTACCTGCTCGGCGCACCGCAGTTGGCCAAATTCCAGGATATGGCTCAGCAGCGTATCCCCTCCAGGATCGAAGGCTTGCCGGGCCGCGTCGACCGTCAACGGAAGCGAACCCATCACGGCATCCGCCTGCGCCACACCGATCTTGCCGTCCAGGCTGGATTGCACCTTGCCCATGATTGCCGCGCGCACCGTTAGCCATTCAGCTTCCGAGGCCAATGCGCCCGCCGGCAAATAGCGTTGCACCAGGTAATCGACCACCAGCGCCCAGTCGGATGGCTTGAACGTACCGGGCGGCAGATTTTCCAGGTAGATTCTTACCAGGGAGAGCTCGTCAGGCGTCCAGTGCAATGCCGATGGCTCGGGCCGAGCTTCGTGCGCTTTTCCTGCCGGCTGATGATATTTTCCGGCCAGCCAGGCATTCAATTCGGTTTTGACCTTTTCCAGGCGCAGCAAGCCACGCGAGGAAAAGAGTTCGACCAGGGATTGGATGAACGGGCTTTGGTGCCGCGCCCAGATATCCGGCCCGGTTTCGTCTTCACCCGACATAGCCTTGGCCAGCGCTTCCAATGCGCGATCGGTACAGTCGCAGGATAGCGCGCCGACGTCGACCAGGACTTGACTACGCCGCATCGCGTTTCTTTGCGGCGCTGGTCCGACGCGCACCGTCTTTGTAATGCCCGGCCGCGAAATGGCCGGTGACTTCGCGCCAATGGACGCGATGCTCACGCCGCTTGTCGTCTGCGACCATCAACCCGTCGCGGCCGGTGGCGGCGACCTTGCCCGCGCCCACATAAGAGCCGGCGGCGAACGCGACATGATGGCCGACCGCAACGTTGTGCTGGCCGAAGTCGCCCCCTGGAAGACGTTCCGCCAGCAGGGCAAGCAATAGGCTGAATTGCCCGATGTCCGGCGCCTGCGCCGGCTTGTCTGTCTTCTTGCCTGTCTTCTTACCTGAATGCAGTGGTTTCCTGACTTTGATGGCCGAGGGCTCGCTTGTCGCTGCCGGCGCCTTCAAGGATTTGACGAAGAATGGGAACATCACACCTCATCCAGGGCGAATACCGGCGGCAGACCGAACGCCTTGCCGAAATCCGGGGTGCGCGCTTCGTCGCCGAATTGCGGGGTAGATGCCGCGCCGCTGTCTTCGCGACCAGCGATACCCTGCGCTTCCACTGGTCTCTGTCCGCTCTCGTCGGCCGTGTCAGGCGATTGTCGCGGTGTTTGTTGGGGCGACTCCTGATCCGCCGCATCCGGCAGATTGACTTGCAGCCACGGCTGGATCAGCGAAGGGTTGACGGGCGCATCGCCGATCGGCCCATCCATGGCCTGATAGCCCTCTTCCGCGCGGATTTCATTGACGGTCAAGACCAGCTTGCGCATTTCCTGCTTGTTGTCCGTATCTTCGGGATCGAGTCCGGTCCAGCGAAACACGAAGTCCTCGGAAAACTCGGCGACGATGAAGTCGGAGAAGGTGTTTTCGTAAGAGGACAGCAACGGCCGGAGTCCTTGGACGCAGCAAGCTTTTCTTCGGTATCCGCCCCGGATAGCGGCGAGCTGTTGCCGCCCGAGAACGAGTCGAAATTGATTTCCGCCGGCGACATGCCGTACAGCGCGCAAATGATCGACGTCAGGAACGTCATCCACTTGGAGAAATACATCTCGTTGAATTCGACGCCGAAGCGCTCGAAGCTTGCCTTCGATTCCTGGTCTTTCGAGATCATCACCGGCAGGGACCAGGCGTTGTTGATGCCCTTGACCATGGCATTCCAATACATCTTGAATGCCTGCAGATCCTTGGCATCGTAATTGCCGGTCAGGTGCAGCATGCCCTTGGGGATCGCGTTCGAATCGAAACCCTTGATGTTGTAGGTCATGGCATTGATGTAGCCGGTGACGACGCGGATCAACAATTCCGTTTCGGACAGCCCGTAACCGCCGACCGTGACGTCGGCACGAGGGTTGCGGCATTCGTAGACCAGGTCCTCGTGGGTATAGGCCGTGGTGATTTGTCCTTGGACGAGCTGAAGCGCGAAGATTTCGTCGTCGCCCCAGTAGCCCTCCTCGGTACAGAGACGGATCGTGGCGCCATCGACGGCATAGAAGCCGTCTATGCCCTGTTTCATGTCGCGCTTCCATTCCAGCTCGATACCCGTCGAATCCATGGTAAGCGAGTCGCGCACCGAACGCGCCATGAACTGGCCGAAGGCGTCGCGGCGCAGTGCCTTGCGCAGGCGTGGCTTGAATTCCCAGCCGCAGTTCATCATGAAACGGTTCAGGCGATTGCGCGCCTCCTTTTCCGATTTTGTCAACTGATGGTCGCGATCGACGTGGCGAATCTCGAATCCGGGCATCTCGTTACTCGAGTCGGCGATCCGGCAAAAGCGCTGCACCTGGCGGCTGCGGGTCATGATGACGGCGTTCAGGATCGGCGTCTGGCCAACCATCATGCGCAGGGAGTCGAACGACAAGCCCGACGGCCGCTCCCAGAAGTCGCCGTGGATGTTCACTTGCCAGTCGTCGAGCATGACCGACTTCATGCCCGGCTTGTTCAGTTTCAGGTTGCGCGATGGGAACGGCACGATGTTGGCGTCAATGGCCTTGTGAATCGACGCTTCTTCGAATTGGTGCACCGCTTCGTCGATGATGCGCCGGACGTTTTCTGGCGGGAGCAAGTCGGTTGCCGTCGGCAGGTGCTCGCGCTGCAGTTGCGAGAGCGCATCGGTACGTTCATCGTGTGGCGCCGCCGGGTCAAATGCAGCGACAGTGGCGGGGTCGGACATCGGTTTCCCTTCATTATCCGAAAAGGGTAGTGTCACGACCCCGTTTCCCGCAGGCGCTCGCCTTCCCGCCCCTTCCTACTCCGTTGAAACTTCCGGGTCGTGAAACGAGCATCGTCCGAACCTCATGGGATAGGCAGACGGAACAAAATGGAAAACGCAATGGCGCAAACCGCAATGCTCGACAAGAATTCGGAAGCCTGGCGCCACGAATGTGAGGCACGCGCGATATTGGCCTTGCCGACGCCTTCCGCCCGCAACGGGCACTTATCCAAGATCGAGAAGGCGCGCGGCGCGACAGTGCGCGAGCGACTGGAAAGCACGGTCTATTCGCTGCGCGAACAACAAATCGCCGCCGGCCGCGCCGCACTGAAGCAAATCAAATCACTCGGTCAAAAGAAGTAGTAGCAAAAGACGCCTTCACCTACTACCGGCCGTGAATGTAGCCGGGCCGGCGCCTAAACGTACGCTTCATCTTTCCGCAGCAAGTTCCATCAACTTGCGGCGCCATTGTCGCTTGCCGGCGACGCGTCATTTGTCTTCCTCATTTCGGCATGCTATTTTTATAACCAACTTGTGCGACATATCGCCATTCCTCCAACCGGCCGGAGTAAGACTTCGTGACTACAGCATCCGTGGCAACGGCATGAGCAAGCGACTTCCAGCGGCAGAGAGCATCCATCTTCGTTCGCTTATCGAATCCGGCCACATCGCCAGCAAAGAACAACTCCTTGAAGAAGTGCGCCGTCAAGGCTGGAACATTTCCCTGATCGGCGACGATTTCATCTCCATCCGCATCTCGGGCGGACGCGCCTTTCGCTTCCGGTTTTGCCTGGACGGCGCGCAAGAGGTAGGCTGGGTTTATGCGCTGATCGCGACGGACGCTGATCAACGCGCTTGCTACATCGGCAGTACGAAAGATTTTCAAAGGCGCATGGCCGAACACGTTCGCGTCCAGCAGTTGGCGCACCTCTTTTTACTCGGCGGCTCGACCGAGTTTTTCCGTTGGGCGGCGCAGAGGAATTTGACAGTGCGCAGCTTGTTGCTGGAGAAAGTGTTCGGCCCGAGCAACCTGGCGTACCGGGAATCGTGCTGGACCGCTGCGGCGCAATACGAGGGATGGACATTACCCGGCGTCGAGCGGTGGGGCCGCAAAAACAACCGCGAGATTGCCCGCCCCTCCGAAAGCGAATATGTTCCGTATCAGGAAACCTATTTGCAAGCCTTCGACCTTTCCAAAGCCAAGACCTTGCGCCACCACGTTCTGGGCCGCGATGACGCGGTAAAAGATCATCCTGACCCTGCCGAATCGGCGCAAGCTCACCTACCCGCGAACAGTGAACTTCAGATGGACAATTCCGACGCAAGCCAATTCGATCGATACACGATTTATCTTCTCGTCAACCCGCTCAATCGGCGCCCGTTTTTCGTCGGACTGACGAACGGCCAGGAGAGCGGTATCGTCGTGTTCGATCGGGCTCCAGCTGATATTGCACGAAATCAGATCATGCGGGCCATCTACGAAAGCGACAAACAAATACAGGCTGTCGAGGTTGACCACGCACCTGACCAGAGCCGTGCCACGACGCTACGAACATTCTGGATCGAATTGATGCTGCGATCCGGCGCCGATATTGTCAACGCCGAGGCGGGCCACAATATGCGTAACCGGGCGGTGCAAGTACATCTTGCCGCGTGCGGCAAATCCTTGCACGAAATGCCGCTGCCGTTCGCAGCAAGCACGGGACCTATCCAGGTATCCACGGAAAACGGCGAGGCAGCACCAAAGGCCCGGACGCGCCGACGCAGGAAATCACGGAAAGAGCCGGACTCGGAGGCCGCAACGAAAGCCCAGAATCTGCCCGCACGGCACGGCGAGCGCTGGCATACAAATGAGCAGGAAACCGTGGCGCAACGTTATTTGCAGGGACACACGCCAAAGGATATCGCCTCCGACCAACAGCGCAAGGAGTCGAGCATTCTTGCAAAGCTCGCACAGATGGCGGCGAAGGACAAACGCATTCGGCACCGTTTGGTTGCGGACGGCTTAACCGACGCCAGTGGTCAATTGTTTATCCTCGATCGCGCCGGCAATCGCGTCGAAACTGACCCGTTGCGGGATGCGAATGTGTGAGCGCGGCGCAATCCATTGATCGTTCAAGCTGTTGCGAATAGGTCACAACCCACATCGTTCTCTTTGACACGTAGGAAGCGCAAGGTACAAGTTCCCAGTTCGTATGCCAGGCATGCGCCGCAGGTATTCGCGCCCATCGTTGCAGTTTGACGGCGCATCATGTGAATGACCGGGTTGGCCGAAAGACCGCCGGGTATCTCAATCAGGCCTGGTTCGTTCGCCGCGTCCGGCAACAGGAACGATGTCGTGCCATGCGCTCGCGCCCAGGCAACGTTCAATAGCATGTAGGCATAGGAAAAGTGCGGATCGATCCCGACCTTGACGACGCGTCGCCGGTATTTGTTCTGTTCCTCGTCCTTTTCCGCGATCAGGGCGGTGCGCGTGAAATGCACGAACACCCGGTCCTTGAGGATTGGCGCCAGCCGCTTCTCGCCACGGATTCCACCCTTTTCCGTGATCTCCTGCAGCAAGCCTTCGGGATCGGGGAATACCGTTGTCAACTTCTGCACGCGCGCCATGGCAACCTGCATGCATTTGTACTGGTCGAGCGTTACGGTATAGCGGTCGCGCTCCGCCTCATCGGTCTTGCGCTCGGACCTGGTCGGCACCGCGTCGCCCCAACGCAGCATGTCCTCTCGCATGTCGGCATAGCCAGCCAGGAAGACCTTGCCCGGATGGCGATTGGCGAAGCGCTTGGCGTCGTTGTAGTTCGGCAGCGTTTCCACGCAACAGACGGCGATACGGTAGACGCGCATCAGTTCATCGCAGCGGGCGAAAGGGTCGAGGTCGTAAATTTCCTCGGCGTGCACGATCGCCATGTGGCCTGACTGCAGGCGCTTTGCCACAAGGACAACGTTGAACGCCCCCATCTGGTCGATGCCCATGAAATACCCGTCGCCGCGCTGTTCCCACTTGACGCCCAGCCTCACGCCTTCCCTGGCGCAGTTGTTGAGCATTTCCAGGTTAACCGGCACTTGGGAGGGATCGACGTAGGGCTTCCCAAGTTTCCGGTTATAAAAATTCTTCATATCGTCGGCGTTGTAGTATGCCTCGATGATGTTGCGCGCCGAGATGGTCGGTGAGAGGAACTGCGGAAAGTGGATCGAGACGTTACGCGCCTCGGGATCCTGGGCGATCCAGGTGCCGTCCTGCGGATCAATCAGGAACGCGCCGCACGGCTTGCAAACGTAGCGGTAGTCGCCAACTTCCGCGTCGAACTTGATGCACTCGGGGAAGTATTCGTCGAGCACGTTGCCGGCGCCGCAGGCCGGGCAGCGCGAATGAAACTGGTGCCGGGTGCCGCGCTTATAGAGGAAGTGGATATCGCGGTCGGGCCAATTGGCGGTCGAGCCGGCCAGCGTGAATTTTATACGGGAAGCGGACAGGCGTTCAGCCACCTTTTCCATATCGGCGACCTGCATTTCCTGCACCTCGTCCAGCGCCAGGATGTCCATCGGCACCGATTCGGTCGCGCCCTTGCCCGAAGTCCAGAGGAAGAAGAACTTGGAGCCGCCGAGGTTGCGGATCATGACGTTGCCCTCGCCGCCCCTGCCCTTGCTTTCCGGGTCGACCATCAGCTTGTAGGCGTCAGGGATGGTCCGCAGGATGGGCATGAAGCGCTCGGTCGATTTCACGCCGGCCAGCTTCATATCGGGCAAAAACATGCCGACCGTAACCGGCATGAATTTCAGGGACATGTAAATCATGCCCAGGATTTCCATGACGGTGAAACCGACCTGGGCGCACTTCATCAGGACGACCGATTTTTCGTGCGCCTCTTCGATCGAACTGGGAATCTGGTCATAGATGAACCACATTGCCGGACGGTCGTCCACCGAGAATGCGTGGCCGTCGACCTTCAGGCCGTCGGCCGCCAGGCGCTGGCACCACATCCTGAAGGTCTCGTCGCGCCCGATCAGCGTCTGTGTGGCCGACAATTCGATGGGGGTATCGACGAATTCGGCACCGCGCTCCTGCAGGAACACTTCCGGCGCCATGGACATGCGGTCGCGCTCGAGCTCGGTACGCTCGAAATGGGGATTGGCCTCGGTCGGAAGCTGGAAGGACCGATAGCGCGAATCCGACTCCTGCAACGCATATAGCTTGGCGAAGCCATTCCTGACGCCTTGAGGTTTGCCGAACAGCCAGGCCCGCCCTCGATGCCGCGCCAGCATCGGCTGAAGCGCATGCAACCATATGTCGGCGATGCGTTCGATCTTGTGGCAATCGTCTACCACGACGAGCGCGAGCTGGTCCCATAGCTCATGGGTTTCGGCATCGAGTGCGAAGAAACTGATCGAACCGCCATTAAGGAGTTCGACGCGAGTGCGATCCAGACGGCCGCTCAATAGCGGTTGGATCAGGGCGAAGATGCGCCGTTTGGCCATCGATATCGCGTCGCCGTCCGGCAGGAACAAGCCGACCGGGAAGCCGTTTAACGCACCAAAGTCTGATACGAGCAGCGCGTCTAGAGCAGCAGTAGTCTTGCCCCCGTCTCTCGCTCCAGCGACGATGGTAAAGCGCGCCTTAGAGGCAAGAATCTCCTCCTGCTTCGGAAACGGCGCCGGAAATGGGATGCGGAATTCTTTTGCCAA